CGCGCGAGGGCGACTGCACCTTGAGCGGGGATTTCAGCCAGCCCGGGATGACGTCGCCGAGACCGGAGACCCACGCCTTGAAGCCTTCCCACTTGGAGAGCCAGCCGTTCCAGAGCCCCTGGACGATGTCCGAGCCGATCTGGAACATCTTGCCCGGCAGCGCCAGAAGCCCGGAGAGCAGCTCCCCGACCTTCAGGATCATGCCGGCGATCGCCTGCCCCCAGCGCCGGCCCATTGCCTCGGCCGCGCCGCCGGCATCGTCGACCGGGCCGAGCAGGGCCACCAGCTTGTCCCACACCCATTGCAGGCCGTCGAGCACCGGCGCAATGACGGGCATCACCCCGCCGAAGGCGCCCGAGAAGGCGCCGGCGATCGGGGCGAGGCCGGCGACCAGGCCGGACCACAGCCCGGAGAAGAAGCCCTTGATGGGCTCCCAATATTTCACGACCAGCAGCGCGGCGCCCGCAATGGCGGCCACGGCCAGGCCGATCGGGTTGGCGAGGAGCGCGGCGCCGAGCATCCGCACGACAAACAGCACCTTGGCCACTCCGCCCTGCGTGAGCGCGAGTGCGAGCGTCATCCCGCGCAAACCGGCGGCCAACTTGGCCGGCGCGGCGGCGGCAAGGGCAAAGGCCGCCGGCAACGCGCGCAGGGGGACGAGCAGCAGGCGCCCGACCCCTAGCCCCTTGAGCGACCACGACAGCACGGCCAGCGCTCCGACGAGACCCGCCAGCGCGATAGCCACGCCCCCGCCGACGACCAGCAACGCACCGAGCGTGCCGACGACGGCCGCGGTCGTGGCCGCCAGCTCCGGATTGCGATCGACCCAGCCCCCGACGGCAGTCACCAGGGCCTCGATCCGCGGCACGATCCGTTCGATCACAGGCAGCAAGGCGGTACCGATGCGCTCGCGCAGGGCCTGCGCCGCTTGAGCCGTGCGCGCGAGCCGCAACGCCGGATCGTCGTCGAGACGTTGCGCGAACATGCCGCCGATCAGGTCGACGGACGGCGCCGCGGCCGCCTCGCGGCGGATGCGCTCGAATTGCTCCCAGTTACGCATCAGCGACAGTAGGCCGGCGCGACCTTCCATGTCGCCGAAGATTTCGGCGACCTTGAACGCATCCCCGCCGGTGACGCGCTGAATCAAACCGATGAACTCATCGAAGACGTCCTTTCCTTCGGCCCGCCATCGCGCCATGGCGGCCGGCAGGTCGGTATCGAACTTCTTCTCCAGCGCCTCCACGGTCGACGGGGCGAACATCTTCTCGAGCAAGTCGCCCATCTGGGTGGCGGCTTGGCCGGCCGACCCCGCCCCGGCGCGGACCACCTGGAGGGCCGCGGAGAGGGTACCGACCGCGTCGGCACCTTGGCCGATCTTGGCCATGCTGGCGGTGAGTTCGGGAAAATACTGCGCCATGTCGCGCACCTCGAACCCGCCCGCATTGGCCGCCGCGGCCATGCGATTGAAGGGGTCCGACAGGCGCGCCGGATCGATATCGAGCTGAGCGATGACGGCGGACGCGGTGCCCTCCACGTCCGCCAGCTCGGCTTTGAGGGCGGCCGCGGCGCGGGCCGTCTCCGGCAGCGCCGCGGCCGACTGGTCGAAGCTCAGCCCTTTGGCGGTCATCGCGCCGAGCGACTCGACCAGGGCGACTTGCTCTTGTCCGAACTCGGCCGACAGGGCACGCAGCTGCGGGCGAATCGCCCCGACCTCGGCCGCCGTTTTGCCGGCGACGATCCCGACCTCGGTCAATCCGGACTGCACCTGCATGGCGAGCCCGACCGCCTCGTGCAGCGGGGCGACGAGTTGCGCCCCGGTGCGCGAGAGGGCATCGCCGACGAATGTCATGTTGGCCGTCATCGCCGTCGCGCGCTCGACATTGCGCGCCAGTCCGCGCAACGGGGCGCTCAGGCGGTCCACCAGTCCGACGATGACCGATACGTTCAGATCGGATGCCATGGGCTATACTCTCGGGATGCGCCTGCTAGCGATCATCGCCACTCTCCTTATCGCCTGGTCGGTCGGGGCATTTTTTGCGCCGGCCTCCATGGTGCTCGCCGTGGTGGTGGGCGTCGGCGTTGCGGCCGTGGGCCTGCTCGGCATCGGTACCGTCATGGTCATCCTCGGCGGCCCCGCGGCCAAGCCTGCCAAACGCTTCGGCGAATTTTAACGCCCGCCGCCCGCGTTAAAGCGCACCTTAACGCCCGCCGCCCGCCTCGAGCACCGCCTCCGCGCGGGCCTCCCAGTCCATCAGCTCGGCCAGCCCCATGCCGACCATCTCCCGCGGCGGCCAACCCCAGGCCGTGGCGATCACGGCCCAGGCGTCTTCGACGGACTCGGGGAGTCGTCCGACGGCGTGAAAAAACCCACGACCGCGCTCATCAGCGCCATCGCATCGCGCCCCTTCAACTGCGCGAACTCCGGCGCCGTGAGCTCGCAGATGCGCGGGATCACCGCCGCATGGGCAGCCGGATCGAGCTGGAGAACATCGAGCAGCTTCACCCCGCGCAGCTCCCCGGCCGTGGGCTCGCGCAGGGTGATGGTGCGCCCGTCCGAGAGCACGACGACCGGATCCGCGCTTGCATTCAGTTCCATCGTGGCCATAGCGCCCCCTTACAGCCCGATCGCGCCGCGCAAGGCGGCCATCTGATCCGTCCCGCCGACCACGCGGATCATCCGCTCGGCATCGATCTCGATCACCGTCTGTCCGCCCACTTCGAGCTTGTAGGACCGGCAATTGACCGTGCACTCCATCTTCGCCTTGGCTCCCGCCTCCCAGGAGCCGCCGTTGAGCACGTGCATCTGCCCGCGCATGGTGACCTTGATCGGGGTCGCCTCCGCGCCGTCGTCGCCCATTGCCGCCCCGCGGAACACCAGCGGCACGCGCGAGCCGTCGACCAGGCCCCACAGCTTGAGCACGTCGGCGCTGTACTCGTAGAGGGTGAACTTGGCATCGATCGCCTCGACCAAGCCCATGTCGAGCTTGATCTTGCCGGACATGCCGCCGGCCGCGTACTCCTCGGTGACGACGCCGAGCTCGGGAAGCTCCACGTCGCATTTTCCCGCGTACCCCCTGCCGTCGATGAAGCAGGCGTACGCCTTCAATACACTCGGGATAGCCATGGTTTAACGCTCCGTTCAGGCCGCTTGCGGGATGATCTCGACCAGGTAGTCGTTCACCAGGTGCGAGCGGAAGGTGATGTGCTCCGCCGGGTAGGGCGGCGTGAAGTCGAAGTCGAAATACACCTTGCCTTGCGCGATCTGGTCCGGGGTGTTGAGCTCCGCATCCGCCCAGCAGCGCCCGCCGATGATGGCGCCGACCTTCACCAGGTGGCTGAGGTAGTTGTTGACGCCCTCCACCACGTCCTCGATGTAGGTCTTTGTAATATTCCTGTCCACGGCCCACAGGTGCGACCGCAACAGGCTCTCGTGGACCATGTCCGCGGTGCGGCGCACCGAGAGGAAGGCCCACTTCGGATCCGCCGAGCAGGAGCGGTTCCCCCACAGCCGGTAGCCGTCCTTGCGGATGATGGTCGCCACCTCGTTCTCGTTGAGGTAGTTCGCCCGGCTCAAGGCGTCGCCGAGCTCGAAGTCCACCGCGCGGGCCGTGCCGACGATGCCGCTCATCTCCCGGTTTGACGGGCTCCACCAGAAGCCGCGCTCGTTGTCGGACTTGGCGATGATGCCGGCCACGCGGGGCGATGCCGGGGCGATCGCCTCGGCGTTGGCGACGGTGTCCCAGACCTTCACCTGCGGGTCGACGATGTAGACCCGATCCGAGCCGAAGTTGCCGCGATAAGTGATGGCGGCGGCATCCGTGCTGTTGGGGCCGTCGGCGACGATGACCGCGCGCAGGCGCTCGGCGATGCCGACCAGCTCCGACACGGCAGCTTGCTGATGCGTGAAGCCCGGGGCGATCAGGATCCGCGGCACCACGTGGCAGACCGATTCGGCATCCAGCAGCGCGTGCACCCCGGTGCGGGTGGCACCGTTGCCGATGACGTTGGTCAAGGTGCCTTCCGGCGAGACCGCCTGCTCCACCCGCACCACCACCACCCAGGCGCCAGCCTGATCCCAGATCGCATCGAGCGCGGCGGGCAGCGTGCCGGCCGCACCCAGCGCGGCGGCCTCGGCGCGGCGGGTGCACAGCACCGGGGTATTGAGCGGGAAGGCGTTGTCGGCGCCGCCGGACAGATAGGCCGGCTTGGACGTCCCTGCGAGCAGACCCGGCGGGTCCTCGATGTCGTAGGCCGGCGTGACCGTGACCAGCGCGGCGGCCGCCGGCACGGCGGCCACGGCCGCGGCGATCTCCCCCGCGTTGGTGGTGGACACGCCGTCGGCGTCGCCGGCGAGCTGCACCGTAATGATCCGCTCGCGCACGCTCACGGCGAGGTCCGTGTCGTCGACGCTCGGGCGCTTGAAGTGCACGCCGACGGCATTGCCGGCGGCCCCGGCCGTCTTGGCCGTCCAGGTCAGGGCGGTGGTGTCGGCGATGTCGCCGGTCACCAGGACCGCCGCCGCCGCGCTCTGGCTGTTCGGCGCGGTGCCGACCAGGCCGATGACGGAGGAGCGCACGGTCGTGATGGGGCGGGCGCCGTCGTCGATCTCGACGATCTCGACACCGTGGAGGAATTGCTCGGGCATGGCAGGGCTCCTTACAGGGACTGGATCAGGGTGGTTGCCGCGGCGACGACGGCGTCGATCGCGCTCTCGGTGGAGGCGGCATCGATGTCGCGTAGCGCCTTGGCGCGGGCGCCGTGGATCGCGGCATAGCGCGGGCGCCAGACGGCGACGAGATCCTCGATCTCGTCGATCAGGGTCGGGATCGTGATCGCGCGCGCGGTGGCCTCCGCGTTGAGCAGCGGGAAGCCTTCCGGTTGCGGGTTGATGCGCACCGTCCACTCGACGACCTCGGCGATCAGCGCAAAGAGGGTGACGGGCTCCAGATGCTGGCCCGCGGTCGCCGCGGTTTGGGCGGCTTGCGCCCGTTGCGCCACGCTGGCCTTGGCCCGCACGCGATGCGCGGCGATGTCGTAGGCCGGCGGCACGTTCGAGAGGCTGCCGTCGAGCGCGAGCTTGGGATAGAGCATCCCGAGCGAGGCGGTCCAGACCGCCTCGGAGACCGCGACGGCACCGGGCGGGAGCGTGCTGTGGATGTCGTCGCGATAGCGTGCGATCACGAAGCGCGAGGCGTCGAGATCGAAGGCGTAGACGGTCATGCAATCCTCCCGATAGCGAGGATGAAGGGGGCGAAAGCGCCTGTCCAGACCGCGCCGCCGCTGGTAAATGCTCTGATTGAACAGCCAGCGGCGTCGGGCGCGGAGACGCCGAGGATGATGTCCGACGTCGCCAACATCCCCTGCTCGGTGGCCAACACGCCGTACAGGTCGGTAAAGGCAAAGCTCCAGGTGACTCGGGTGTTGTTGTAGTAGCCGCCGGTGAACCGCAGCCATTGCAGATACACGTTATTCGGCGTCGACGGCGCCTCCGCAGTGGGGAGGGCGGGGAGCTTGAGCCACCCCCAGCGCAGATTTTCCGTCACGCCTGCGTAATGGGTCGGGCTGCGGTTGTAAATGGCCGTGACGCTGGAGACCAGATCCCAAATGGCGTCGGCGGTGACCGCGGCATCGGTTTTGCCGTCGAGATTCGCCTGCGTCAGGCCATTGATGAGCTTGGCGATGCCGGGGGCGCCGGCCGTCGCGCTCGGCAGCCGCGCCGGATCCAGCGTGCCGCTGGTGATCGCCGAGGCGGCGTGCGTGTGGGCGCCGGCTGCCTTGCCGGCCAGCGCGGCCTCCAGGCCCGTGATCGCCGTCATCGGATGCTGGTCGGCGTTGGAGCGGTTGACCAAGGCCGCGTGATCGTTGGTGCCGCCGCCCCCGCCGCTGCCGATCAGGGCCTTGAGCTCGCGGATCTTGTCCGCGGTCACGGTCGCATCGATCTGCCCGTTGAGATCCGTATCGACCAGGCTGTTGATCAGCTTGACCGCGCCCTTTGCCGACGAGGTGGCCGCCGGCAGGCGATCCGGATGAAACGTGTCGCCGGTAATCGCCCCGGCCAGATGCGTGTGGGCGCCGGCCGCTTTGCCGGCCAGCGCGGTCTCCAGGCCGGTAATCGCCGCGATCGGATGCTGGTCCGGACTGGAGCGGTTGTTGAGCGCAGCATGGTTGGTGGTGCCGCCCGACACGCCGTCGATCAGACCCTCGATCCGCGCGAGCTCGTTTTTCAGCCAGCGCGTGCGGTCCGCCAGATCCTTGATCGGCCGGTTGCTCGGCGCGGCATCCGGCCCGCCGAGGACCAGATCGCTGGTCTCGAGCTTGGTGACGGTGGCCGGAAAGCCGCTGCCGTCCTCGGTAATCGTTCCCATAGAAGGCTCCGTCAGGAGGCGGTCAGGGTGCCGCCGTGGTAAAGGATCTGCCCGTCGTGCGCGTGCGTGCCGTCGTAGAACAGGTCGTAGGCGACGATGTAGCGCAGATGCGAGCGGGCGTTCTTGTAGTAGTCGATGCGGCGCCGGATCTCGGCCTGCTCGCTCGGCGAGGGCACGGACCCGAGGCTCAGCAGCACGTCGAATTCGTAGGGGCCGAGACCGCTCGCGTAATCCAGGGAGCCGTCGTGCGGCGCCTCGCCGCGGTAGAAGGTGCCGCCGCCCTCGAGGATGCGCACCTGCACATACCCCATCAGCTCGAGCGCGCGGCGCACTGCCCAGGGCGTGCCCTTGCGCGCATGCAGCAGCGCGGACTCGGCGACCAGCGCGCGGCGCGTCGGGTCGTCCCAAGCCGGGTTCCACTCGTCCACCGACAGCGTCCAGGCGAGCCACGGCAAGAGGCTCGACGGGCAGGTCTGCGGGCGCCACAGCTCGCGCAGCGGCACGCCGACCGCGGCGATGCGCGCCGTGACGTCTTCGAGCGTCATCTCCTGCGGCGTGCAGTGCGACGGCAGCAGCCGTTCGCGCGCGCGCCCGTCCCAGGCATAGCCGCCGTCCCAGCGGACCCCGGCGCTGTCCCACGCGAGCGTGCTCACGGCCACACCTGCACGGCGCCGAGATGGATCGACGTGATCGGGGTGGATCCAAGCGACACCCAAGCGATCGGCGTCGCGCCGAGCGTCAGCGGCAGCGCGGCGGATGCCCCGTGGTCGATGGACAGGCGCAGCGCATCGACATAGACGGTGGTCGTCGTCGCGGACGCCAGCATGATTTCCAGCGCGAAGGCGGCGGCGCGCAGATCCGCCAGGGTCGGCTGTGCAAAGACTGCATGGATCCACGGCCGATCGAGCGCGAGCGGCGGCGGATCGATCGGGGCGTCGAGCGCGAGCGTGTACCACGCCGACCATCCGGCCGCGCCGTAGTAGCGCGCCGACAGGGTCGCAAGATCGACCGCCGTGCTGCGCGCCTGCAGCGCGATGCGCAGCGCTTGGAGCGTCGTGTCGGCGGGCAGCAGGGCGGCCAGCCCGAACGCCTCGGCGCGCAGCCCGTCGCTGCTGTAGCCGTCGAGGATGGTCACGGATGCCGACGACAGGTTGCGCTCGACGATGCGCGACGGATTGGACCAGGCATTGCCGTACGGTGCCGGGTGCGCGTAGCCCGCCGAGCCCTGCCCCGGACTGACGTTGAGCGTCGGCATCAGCCGATCCCCAGATAGAGCACGTTGGCCGCCGGCGAAGCCGGCAGCGCCGTCACCACGGCGATCGTCAGGCCCGCGACCGTGTTGTGGGCATGGAGGCCGAGCTTGGCATCCAGCGCGGCCTGGGTGGCCGTGCTGATCGGTTTGGACGCATCGGCCGTGTTGTCGGCGTTGTTGAGGCCGACATCGGCTTTGACCAGCGTCACCGCACCGGTCTTGCCGGCCACCGAGGACACCGGAGCCGTCGAGTCCGCGGCCGTGACGGTCACGACCCCGTCGACCGCCGACAAGGTGATGTTGTTGCCGGCGACCAAGCCCTTGACCGGCACCTCCGCGGCGATCGTGCGGGCGGTGCCCGATGGCGTGATCGTGATGTTGTCGCCCGCGACCAGCGACTTCACCGGCACGTCCGCGGCGATCGTGCGGGCGCTCTCGTCGGCCGTGACCGTCACGTTCGCGCCCGCGACCAGGCTCTGGATCGGCGCCAGGGCGGGCACGTCCGCGAAGGTCGGGCGCTGTCCGAGCGCCGTGTCGAGCGTGGTCAGCGCCTCGGCGATGTGCCCGAAGTTCGCCCGCAAGGGGGCGCTGGTCAGCTCCGCGCCTTGCCCCGGCACACTGACGTCGATATCGCGGATCGCCATTACTCGTCGACTCCCGTAATCGTGATCGAGATGCCCGTGCAGCGCGCGATCGCGTCGTGCGCCACCACCACGTCCGCGGCCGGGCTGCTCAGCACCACGTTCTGCACCCCCGGCACGTGCAGCGCCGCAAACAGCCCGGAGCGGGTCACGTCGTGGCCGAGCCGGCGCCGCGCGGCGACATACGTCTCCACCTGCGTCTGCGCCTGTGCGAGCACGAGCGCCGGATCCGGCCCCGCGTAGATCGCCAGCGCTGCCGACACCGCGTAGGGCAGCGTCGCGCTCGGACCCTGCACGCTCACCGCGTCGGTGAGCGGCCGGACGTGGTCCGCATTCAACGCGGCGGCGACGATGCCGAGCAGGTTGCCGCTGGGCGTGCCGGCGTCGCTCTCGGAAGACAGCAGCGTGACGACCACCTCGCCCGTGTAGCCGCCGGGCGTGCCCGGGGCAAAGACATCGACATCGATCACCCGCCCGTCCGCGGAGCGGGCATGGAATTCGTAGGCCCCGACCGAGCCGGCGGTGCTGTAGCCCTCCAGGGCCAGCTGGATGCGGGCGCGCAGATCCGCGTCGGACTCCAGGATCAGCGGGATCGGCGGGGCGGCGTCCGGGTCGGCGGCCTGCACGACCAAGCGCGCGACGTTGAGCAGCGCGCCCAAGTGATCCAGATCCGCGCCCGTCGCAAACGCCAGCATCACCGCGCGGGCGGCGTCGTTGACGCGGGCGCGCAACAGGGTCTCGCGGTAGGCGCAGACCTCCAGAATCTTGTTGATCGGCTCGGATTCGAGCCCGAGCACGGCGATCAGCGCCGGATCGCGCGCGGCGACATCCGCGCGCAGCGCCAGCAGGATCGCCTCGAAGTCGAGCGCCTCCACGACCTGCGGCGGCGGCAGCGCGGACAGATCGATGGCGGTGAAGCTCATGCGGCCAACCTCCGGCGGGTGCCGGACGTCGTGATTCGCGTCGTGCCGCTGGCCGTGCGCCGCGCCCGCACGGGTGCCACGGTCGGCACGGCGACGCGCGCGGCAGGTCCGATCAGAATACCCTCCAGACGCAGCGCCCCGCCGTCGGCACGCCAGATCAGGTCGAGATCCAGCGCGATCCGGCCGACCTCCACCAGACGCACGGCCACGCGCTGCACGGCCACCCGCGGCTCCCAGCGCCCGATCGCCCCGGCGGTGGCCTGGATGATGTCGAGCACGGTCACGCCGTCGAGCGGAGCGTCCACCAGATCCGGCAGCGCGCTGCCGTACTCGCGGCGCATCACTCGGCTGCCGAGCGGGGTCGCAAGGATGTCGGCGATCGACTGACGCAGATGTGCCAGCACATCCAGTTTCCGGCCGGTGACGGCGCTCATGCCGCTCATTCGGGCAGCCCCGACGTGCCGGAGCCCGGCTCGACGTTGGTATGCCGGTGCGTCTTCAGGCTCACGCCGTCGGCGATCACGTCGCCCTGCACCGTGATATTGCCGCCGGAGGCATTGATGGTGATCCCGCCCTCGGCGTTGATCGTCAGCCCCCCGTCGGCGACCAGGTTGACGGTGGCGCCGGAGGGCAGGACGGCGCTCAAGCGGTGCGCCGCGCGATCGTAGTCGATCACCGCGCCGTCGGCGTAGGTCGTGCGGGCGACGGTGGCCGCATTGGCGGGCGCCGCGTTGGCGGTGCTGTAGATCGCCCCGAGCACGATGCCGCCGGCCGGATCCCCGTCCGGGCAGAGCACCGAGACCTGCTCGCCCACCTCCGGCGCGCTCCAGGTGCGATCCCCGCCCGCCCGGACACTGAGCCACGGCAGCCAGGCCGTGACGAGCGCGCCGAGCGTCACGCGCACGCGCGCCTTGGCATAGTCCGCCTCGGCCACGGTGCCGATCTGCACCAGATTGGCCCGGCTGCGCTCCAGCTCGGCGGTGTCGCGGGTGGCGCTCACGCGTCGACCGTCAGCGATCCGATCGTGCACCAGCGCGAGCCGTCCGCGTCGGTCGTGCAGCTCGCCGGATCCAGGCTCGGGGAGACGACCGGCACCGGCGTGACGACGCCCGACTTGGGCGCGATGCCGAAGCGCACCGTGTAGGTGCCGGCCGGCAGCTGGATGCCCCGCCGCGCCGCGATGGCCTCCTGCCCCTGCTCGAGGCGCGACAGATCGGCGCCGAGGGCCAGCGTGGTCGGAGCGCCGACGCTCGGGACGAAGCGAATCGCCGGCGCGTAAAGATAGCTGAACAGGCGATGCGGCCCGGCGTTGCGAATGCTCACGCGCACCGACCAGCTCTCGCCGGCACTCGGCGCGCTCGGCAGCAGGACCGATGCCGGGTAGAGCCGATACCCGACCGCGGCATTGAACGCCTGGATGCGCGGCACCGCGGCGGCGAAGGTGGTCCCGAGATTGATGTACTTGGCGTTGAACATGCTCCCGCGGGGACCCGGGGTCACCTCGCCGTTCGGCCACGGCCAGGCCGAGACCGTACTGCCGAACCAGTCGAGCGAGGCCGACAGCGCCGTGGGGTTGGCAAAGGCCCCCGCCGGCTCGCCGTTGATCGGCCCGTAGCGCCAGCAGTCGCCGAGCTCCGGGAAATCACGCAGCGCCCGATTGATCTGCCATGCGGTATTGATCGCCGCGTCCGGCGCGTCCATCCCGTCGGTGCGCCAGGCGGCCATCTGCCCGCCGAAGCCCTCGTTGCGCGCCCGCGCGCACACCGCGCGCCAGCCGTCGAAATTCAGCGGGTTGGTGCGGTCGTTCACCGAGAAGGCTTGCGCGCTGTCCAGCGTGGCGGCCTGAAAGTTGGCCAGCAGCGGGATGGTGTCCGGCACCTTCCACCACTCGTCCAGGAGCGCGGTGAAGGTTTCGGTATTGGGCGTCGGCAGCCGAGTCGTCCCGTCCGCGTGCAAGCGCGTGTTGTGGGTGTGCATCTCGCCCCAATCGCCCCAGCCGCCGGTATCGATGTAGGCGATCCAGGGCGTGTTCGCCGGGGTCAGGATCTGGGTGCGGAACCACGCGATCAGGGCCGTGTAGCGCTCGCGAAAGGTCTGCCCGGAGCCCGGCGGCTCGTTGTAGTTGGGCATCCACATCGGCGCGCACACCGCCCCGTCGCTGTTGAGCCACTTATCCTGTCCGGCGTGGTAGGCGCAGCCGCCCTTCAGGAAACGCGCCCGGTAGTAGGCGCAGTTGCCGTCCGGCCCCCCGCCGGCACGCCCGAGATAGGCCGGACCCGACCCGATCGAGGTGCACTCCCCCCGCGCCGTGCCCGCCGTGATAAACCACTCGGGCACGCCGCGCGGGGTGCCGCTCGGCGGATTCTCCTGAGGCATGTAGGCAATCAACCGGAAGCCGATCATGTCCCCGGCCGCCTTCGCCGAATCAATCAACGCTTGGACCGCGGCGGTTTGATAGACCCCGTCCTGCGTCTCGAGCTGGCTCCACGGGAGCCGATACTCCCGGATCGCCGCATGGGGCAACTGCGATTGCGCGGCGGCGTTGGTGCCGATCGAGTCCACGCGCGAGCCGTTGCTCCACCAGGACCCCGCGTTCCACACCCCCGGTACCACCAGGCCGCGCTTGGCGGTCTCGAATGCCCCGGTGAATAGCGTCGGGGCAAGCGTTGCACAGCTCTCCAAGCCGCAGCCGGTCTGTGCGGTCTGCGCGCGCGGATTCTGCGGCGTCGGCGGGGCCGCGGACGCGCTCGCGCCGAGCAGGCCGATCAGGATGCCGAGCGCGAGGGCGCCCGTGCGGCGCGTCGGGGTCATCGACTTGACGATCATCTAGGCGGTCCTCGTGATCAGCACGGCGGGGAGGTTGTCGGCCGCGTTCGACGCGGTCCAGGTGAGCGTGGCGAAGTCCGCCGGCAGGCTGGTTTGCCCGGCGCAGCGCAGGCTGCGCACGTGGCTGAAATTGGTGTCTTCGTTGGCCGGCGCGAGCACGCCGAAGTGATCTGCCGCCGCGGCAATGGTCACGGCACTGACCGTCGGCCCGCCGCCGCTCGCGAGCACGACAGCCCAGTAGCGGCGCCCCGGCAGCAGCGTGACGGGGCCCGGTGCGCCCATCCGGGTCTTTGCCGAGGTCACGCCCGAGCCGCTCACGGCCGCCCCGAGCCGCGCGCCTGGGCTGCCCGCCGCATCGGCCGCGAGTGCGAAGGCGAGCGTGGATCCTGCGGCGCCCGCGGTGACGCGCATCATCAGTTGATCCACCGGCAGTGCCGCATTGACGGTGAATGGGTGTGCATTGATCTCGCCGTCCGTGAGCACGCGCGAGCCCAGACCGGTCGCGCTCACCATGCCGGCCACCACGGAGTTGACCGGCGCCACGCCGTCGATCGGGATCCCCCCACCCGGGCCGTGCGCGGCCGCGTGGGCGGCCGCATCGAGCAGGCGCGGATCATCCGGCGTCACCCACAGTTGCGGGAGCGTGGCCAGATCGACGACCACCGTCGTGCTCGGCGCCGAGACCGACCGACCGGTCGGGTCCGTCGCGTCCCACTCGTAGGCCAGCGTGCGCACCTCCCAGATCGAGCCGACCGCGCAATCGATCGCGTCCAGATCCACGGCCGTGACATCCCCGACGTCGACCCGGCGCCACGGCGCCGTACCCGCCTCGCGCGACTCCACGTAATAGCCGTCGGCGCCGGCTGCGGCATCCCAGGCGAATTGGGTCGGCAGCCCCCCGCCGACCCCGTCGAAGTAGGCCACGATCGCGTCGCGGTCAGCCTTGG